CTCCTGTCCGACAAGTGCGGCCTCGGTAACGACCGCTATCGCTTCGAGGGCTCGGGTCTTCAAACCGCGACCCAAGTCATAAGCGAGAAGTCGGAACTCTATCAGAACGTTCAGAAGCACGAGATACTCCTCCGCAAGGCGCTCTACGGCATGGTCGTAACGGTCGGCGCTCTGCTGGGACAGGACCCCGGCGAGGTCTCGATAGTCTTCGACGATTCGATAATCGAGGACAAGGCGGCCCGGAAGGCGCAGTTCATAAGCGAAATCAACGCCGGCATACGCCAAGCGTGGGAATACCGCGTCGAGTTCCTCGGTGAAGACGAGCGGAAGGCCCGCATGGTAACGGGCGAAATAGCCGCGGCCGACACGAGCGAGCCGCCCGAGCCGGAGCCGGGGGCGTAATGACCCGGAACAGGGCCGGATTTGCCTTCCTCATGCTGGTCGCCTACATTATGGGGCTGGCGGGGTGCGCGACGTTCCCACGGCGCGGGACGGCCAAGAGCCCGGAGCGGCCGGCCGCGACAGAGACCCAGCCGGCCAACCCTCTACTACTGACGGCCTCATGCTCGTAATAAGGCCGGGAAGGGGCCGCGGAGGCCGCTGGGAGGGCTTTCCGGCCGCGGAGGCAGTAGGGGAGCCGGGAGGCCCCCCAGAGGGCTTAAATCGCAATATTCCCCGGTGGCGTAACGGTAGCGCGCCTCGCTTTGGACGAGGAGGACAAGGTTCGACCCCTTGCCGGGGGGCCATGCGAATCCTTACTATATAATGCGGAGGGAAGGATAGCGCAAGGATAGCCAAAGGTTCCGCTATCCTTTAAGTGGCGAGGTAATAGCAACGTTTTTGCCAAAATTGCGCTTCGCATTGGTGGAAACGCGTATAAAAGGGAAGGATAGGGGAAGGTTCCCCCAAGGATAGCGGAAGGATAGCCGAAGGGTAGCACTACCCTTCTGGATATGGATAAAGATTAAGATATAAGCCGCAGTAAGACCTTTTCTCCTTGAACGATATAGATAATAGATATGCTTTCATCTCGCTACCTCCGAAACGCCGCAGAGCCGGCCGTCAACCTCTACGGGGACCTTCAAACCCGAATCCAAGAGGATATCGCTCGCCGCATAGCCGGGGCGAACTACGCCACCGAGACCGCGAAGTGGCAACGCGAGAAACTCCGCGAACTCGGGGCCAGCCGCGCCGAAATCAACAAGGCCATAGCCGAACTCACCGGGAAGGACGCGGAGACGATAAAGAATATGTTCGGGGACGCCGGGGCTGCCTCCTTGAAGGTCGAATCGAAACTCGCGACCGCGGCCGGCGTGGACCCGCGGCTCGTCCCGGACATTCGGGACAAGGCGCTCGCCTCGATAGTAAAGGACGCGGCGCTCACCACGCGCGGGACGCTTGCCGGCCTCACGAAGACCGCGGCGCAAGACGCGACCCGAAAACTCAACAAGTTCCTCGACGACGCCTATATGGACGTCGCCTCGGGGGCCTTTACCACGGAACAGGCCGTCAAGAACGCCGTCTCCCGGTTCGCGAAGGAGGGCGTCACGGCCTTCGACTACAAGAGCGGCCGCGCGGTCAAGATAGAGGGCGCGGTGCGGACCGCGGTAAGGACCGGCGTCTCGCAAATGTCGGGTCGGATTACGCTCGCGGTCGGGAAAGAGGTCGGGCTCGACACCTATCGCGTCACGAGCCACGCCGACAGTCGGCCGGACCATGCCGAATGGCAAGGCGGAATCTATTCCGAGGAAGAACTGCGGACGGTATGCGGTCTCGGGGAAGCGGACGGCTTGAAGGGCGTCAACTGCCGGCATGACTTCTACCTCTACAAGCGCGGGGTCTCGGAGCCCCCGGAGGCGCAAGACGATTATGACCCCGCCCTCTACGAGGCCGAACAGGCCCAGCGCAATATTGAGCGCAATATCCGCGCGTGGAAGCGCGAGGCTGAAACTCTGAAAGCCGGCGGACAGGACGCCACCGCGGCCGAGCGTAAGGTCCGAAATTGGCAAGAGGCCCAGCGGAATCTATTGAAGGCCACGAAGGAAAAGACGGGCGTGGACCTCGCTCGCCTTTACGAGCGGGAGCGTATCGCCTCCTCGGCCGCCGGCCGTGCGGTCGCGAGGACCCCGCGGGTAGTCCCGCCGCCGCCTACGCCCCCCAGCGCGCCCATTGCGGCCCCTATCGTGCCGACGCCGCCGCCCGTCGTCCCCGTTGTCCAGCCGGAGGCAGTAGCCTTTTCTCTCCCGGCTACAACGGCGAGAATGACGCCGAAGGTGGACACGTTGACAGGCATAGACCCCGCATTAAGGCCGCTCATAAAAGAGCGGATAGAAAAGAACCTCTCCGATTTCCCGATTCCGTCTACGGCTGGGATAGAGACTTTAAGGGTTAAGCCGGGGAACGCGACGGGCTCGTATGGATTATATGACCCGCGGGTCTACGATAGGGGGAAGGTCAAGATAAAAAATCAACTCGAATTTAATAAGGTCGTATACAAGAGCGAAGGCACTTTGCTGGCAACCCGTAGGGCTAACAAACAGATAGACGGATTGAAGACGGCCAAGTCGAATATCGACCATGAGTTCGCTCACGTCGTAGACGTTACCTCTCAATATTCCATAGACCCGTCTCTGCTGGTGGACCTTAAAAAGGCCGAAGCGCTAAACGGTCGCAGTCGGGCCTCACTAAATTGGGACGAGAGCCTTCTTTTGAGTAGGGTCGAGCATAACAGATTTAATTCAAGAAAAATGTCGGACGTGATAGTGGAGAACATGGCAACACGCCGAGGATTAACCCCGGCGCAGTTTATCAAGTCCTCCGAAGTGTATAAGAATTTCGGAGACGGAGCATGCAACAAAATGGAGTTCATGAGCGAGGCGTTCGCTATCGCTCGCTCCGGGCTTCCTCTGACTGATATACAAAAGGAATTTTTCGAGGAGTTCAAAGCGGCTTATAAGTCCATATTCACGGCAACGGAGACGGCGAAATGAGAGAGGATAATATAGCGGATACCGGGGAACACGCGAGGCGCTCGTATGAGTTCGCGCTCGCTATCGACGCCCTACTCAAAGCGTCTAGGCCGAAGGAAGACCCGGAGGTCCAAAGGGTCATAAAGGCAAAGGCGAAATACGTCGAGGATAATAGGCTTGAAGACATGGACCCCGGCCTTCCGCCGGAGTATGGGGCTTGACAAATTGTGGAACATTGTGTATAAATTGTCGAGCGCTGATAAGGTTCCCACGGATAGCGGGAACGCTTGCGGCGCTTTTTTAATATCCCGTCGCGGTCGCGCCGCGTAAAACGAGCGAAAGGACAAAACGATGAAGCGTTCAGAACTCGAAAAACTCGGGCTCTCGAAAGAGCAAATCGACGCCATAATGGCCGAACACGGCAAGAGCGTCGAGGAACACAAGAGCGCCGCGGAGGCGCAGAAGGCCGAGATAGACCGGCTCTCGAAGGAACTCTCGGAGGCCGGCAAGGCCATAGAGGGCTTTAAGGCTCTGAAAGTGGAGGACATACAGAAGGCCGCGGACGAGTATAAGGCGAAATACGAGAAGTCCGAAGCCGACAGGGCCGCAGAGAAGAAGGCGGCCGAGAAGAACGCGACGGCGCGCGAGATTCTCTCCGGCATGAAGCCGAAGTCGAAACTCGTAGAAAAGGCCGCGCTCAACGATTTACTCGCCGCGCTGGACGACCCGAAGTTCAAGGCGGAGAAGTGGGCTAAGGAATACGCCGAGGCGAACGCCGAGGACTTCGGCGAGCCGAAGGGCTCCGGCGGCATGAGGCACGAGGACCCGCCCAAGAATGACGGCGACGACGCCAAGATACGGAAGGCTATGGGCCTCCCGGAAAAGAAAGCGTAAGGAGACAAGAACATGGCTAAAAAGAAACCGCAAGGATTCAATCTTCTCAACACCGCCCCGGCTTCCGCCTTTGCCATAGGCAAGGCGACGCTCACCCTCACCAAGAACGCGGACGACACCATAACGGCGTCTATCTCATGCCCCGGCATGGCCTACGCGGAGTTCAAGTTCGGCTCCGAGACTGGCGTTTACGGGGACCCTGTCCGGGTCTCCAATTCGTTCACCCTCCGGGCCGTAGGCAATGAGACCGTATACGCGGTCGCCCGCGGCATAGCGGCCGACGGTAGCGCCGGCGCATGGAGCGACGAGGCCAATATCACGACCGCGATAAACCTTATGACCGCATTTTCCTTTGCCGAACAGACCGGCGCGGCCGTCATAGACGACGAGGCCGGAACCGTGGCGATAGAGGTCGCCTTCGGGACCGCCGTTGACGCCCTCGTGGCGTCTTTCACGATTTCGGACGGGGCCTCGGCCAAAGTGGGGGAAACTCCGCAAGTGTCCGGGGAAACCGCCAACGACTTCACGAACCCGGTAGAGTATACCGTGGTCTCGGCTGGCGCGGCGGAGAAGACCTACACCGTTACGGTGACGGTCGCCGCCGTATAACGTCAAGAACAGGATAAAGGAGAAAGAGCAATATGGCTAACAACATAGCGCTGGCAAAGAAGTATGTTTCCATGCTGGACGAAGTGTTCGCGATTTCCTCGCTGACCGCCGTCCTCGATTCGGACCCCGCTCTCGCGCGCGAAGGCGCGAACGTGGGCGAACTCCAAATCGCCAAAATGACCCTTCAAGGGCTCGCGGACTACTCGCGCGCGAACGGCTACGTCGCCGGCGACGCGACCCTCGCGTGGGAGACCGTCGCGTTCAACTACGAGCGCGGCCGCAAGTTCGTGGTCGACCGCATGGATAACGAGGAGACCCTCGGCATTGCGTTCGGCAAACTCGCGGGCGAGTTCCTCCGCACGAAGGTCATTCCCGAAGTGGACGCCTTCCGCCTCTCCACCTACGCCGGCCTCGCCGGGACGAAGGTCGAAGCGGACCTCACGAAGGACACCATAGTCGCGGCCCTCGACGCCGCCGCCGTGGTCATGGACGACGCCGGAGTGCCGAAGGAAGGCCGGAAACTCATGGTCACGCCGACCATATACGCGGCCATGAAGGCCAGCGGCGCGGCTACCCGCTTCGTTCCCGCCGGCTCCGGCATAAACCGCGAGTTCGAATCGTGGGACGAAATGCCGGTTATCAAGGTCCCGCAGGACCGCTTCTACACCGGCATAACGCTGACCGCGGACGGCCCCGGCGGCTACGCCAAGAACGGGAAGAATCTGAACTTCATGATAATCCACCCGTCCGCTCTGGCGCAGTTCACCAAGAACGCGCTCCCGAAGATAATCTCGCCCGACGACAATCAGACCTCCGACGGCTGGATATTCGGCTACCGCGTGAACGGCCTCGCCGACGTCATGGACAACAAGACGAAGGGCGTCTACGCCCATAACGCCACCGCCTAATAGCGGGGGATAAA